CTTTAACGTGTTGAATTAACATCATGACATAAATCTCCCTCTCCCAAGGCAACATCTCATTCAATTCCGTCAAAGAGTATTTATGATGTTGCATCAACTGAAAATTCAGTTGGTAATGATTAACTAAGTTATCATGAGAGAGGCATATCAGAAAAAATTCTGCATACCCTCAATAATTCTATCGTTTTCCTCGTTACAGTCTGTACATGTAAATTGTAAATGATAAGTTGTCTTTGGCATATCCTGTAGGAATGCAGCAACCTTTGCAAATTGTCCTGAAGTCATTGATTCTAAAAACTCGTCAATGGCCTCTTGTGGTTCATCGTCTAATACGACTCGTTCCTCTGATGTGCGAATCGCTTCCATACATTTTGAGATTAAGATGAACGCATTCTTGGACGAATCGTCAAGTTCTACCTGTCCTTCTGATAGATGTTTGTATGAAGGATAACGCATCTCGACACTAATATCGTCGTTCAGTTTGATGATGTTATCAATCTTTTCAGGCATACTAACCTTCACCTGTTCAAGGTCTATCTCAACATCGTTTTGAATATCACAGTGCGAACACTTTACAGCCACCTTCGTTTTCTCACCAACAGATTTTGCACGAATCTGAGTAAACATATATTCTACGTCAAAGGTGGTTAGTTTATTTTGATTGAATGAATCTTCAACACAAGACTCGATGGTGTCGAGTACAGCTCTTAGTGTTGCTTTTTCATCACCGGATTCAAACGCCATCAAAAGTATTTTTTCTTCTTTTACAAGATAGGGTCTAAATCTTACCGTCTTTTGGGTTGACGGAATTGTCAACTCATATTTTGGTGCGGAATTAAGTTTAGGTAACGCCATTTCATCATTCTCCGTTTAATATAGACATAAAAATATATTTAAGCACCGCCAGGAACTTGGGGTGGTTTACTGTTTTCTAATAAGATTTTCTGTTGATTCTTTTGCAAATCAAAAGATTGTCCACTAGACCTTTTAGTTTCTCTCCAGTTTTTATATACAAAGTCAACAGATATTTCTACTAACTGGTCAGGTGCATCATTGTATTGTGGGCCTGTCATCGTCACTGGATATGCATCTTCAAGTAGACAATCGTAAACAACCTCATAAGGTATATCGACATCTTGTTTATTACCCGATGTCGTTGATGTTCGGTCAGTCGGTGAAGTTTTTTTTGTTTGTAATTTGTCTGTGGTTGTGGTCGGCTTTAATTGTTGAATATTAATATTTCTAGTATAATCATTGAAATAACCGATTTGATATGTGGTATTATCAACAATTAAATTCATCCACTCTTCGAAAAAATATCTAACATAGGGGTCGTTCAAAACTAAAAACGTCATAGTAACATTTGGTTTTTCATAACCGTATGCAACTGTTTGTTTAGAAACACCTATCAACCTTTCGTTCGTAAGAATCTGTCTACCAGGCATGTTTGTTGAACGACAGAGAAGGTCTATGTTTTGCGACTGTTCCTGAGCAGGTAAAATCACACGAAATAGATTTCCAGAAGCAACGCCGCCACCCGAACCTACTGCATTTTTTATCTGTTCTATACTATATGCCACTTATAATTTCCCTTGTGTTCTTGTATGCAACTGATTGACCTCCACCTCTCCATTGAGCTGTGGGTAAAAATGTCGCTATTTCCCATTCTGGTGCTGACACAAATGCTATGTTCTGTTCTACCTGGCTGGTAAGGTAGTGTTTAAAACACGGTTGAAAATATCTTAACCGTGATGTATTCTTTAACATTCTATACGTAATACCTAACCGTGTGTCTTCATCATAGTTATTATCAGTCGTATAGTTCATCAACGCATCCAAAAACTTAGCTCTCAATGCAATTGGTAGATAATGTAAATTCAGTCCGTAAAATCCTTTGGGTGCGGGGCCCGCAATAATCACCAGAGGAAACGCATCCCAATACGGTAATGTGTCTCTATGTTTCGCATCATAGAAGAACATTGCCATTTTACCAATCACCGCTTTATTTCTTCCAGCACTTGCAGACTGTCTATCAATAGGGTCTTCTTTCATTAATGCCCGACGATTGACCTGCATATTCTGAACTTTTTTTCTAAACCACTCACGTGATTCACGAGAACGTGGAGTGATACCTGCTCGAAAGGCTTCTTGTTCGACTCTTTGGAATAGATTACTCATGGAAACTATTTAGTCTTTTTTCGGGAGTATTTTGGAAGCGGTTTCAGTTTTTTGAGTGGTTTCGGTAGAATTCCCATCAACCTTAATTCAACTTCAGTCCATATTTCAAACTTCCATTTATGGTCTTTACAATATTCTTCAGCCGCTTCCCATTTATTCCTATTCTTGACGTAGGTATAGGCTTCTGTAATATATCGTTTGGTACGTTTGTTACCTTTGGGTGGTTCAGTTTCCTTATGCGGTTTCACTTCAACTAATGATGTCGAACCATTTTTCCACGTGACTGTAAAGTCAGGATAGTAACGATGGTATTTCCTGTCAGCCTCATAGTAGTAAGGTATAATAACTTCTTCACTCGACCAAGAGATAACCTCTTTGGAAGTATCAAAATACATCATGCAGTATTTCTCCCACATACTTCGATAAACAACATTTGTAGGGTCACCTTTATATTTCTTTGGATTTTTAACCTTGTATTTACCCGAATATGTCATGGTATCACTTATAAATAAAATTATTTATTAGAGTTTCAAATAATGGCTGAAACACAATTAGAAACAACCTCAACCTCTTTAGTCGCAGGAAAAATTATTGCAGACACCACTTTTTCTGAAGAAGAGAAAGACAATCTCGTTTTTCCAATATCCTATAGGCAAGATTATTTGGGAAAAGTTATTTTTTCTGTTATCGAAGAAGAAGAAACGAATATAGAAGAAATAAAACAGGCAATGAAAACTAAACAAGAATCATTGTCAGAAAATAGTAATGCGTTCGATGAACGTGGAGAACCCCTGAAAAAAAATGCACAGGAAAATGCTGAAGAGTTAAAAAGACGGTCTGAAGCTAAATCCCAGTCATATCGAAAAAGTACTGTTAATAAATCCGCTTTACAAAGTGAACCAACACCCACCCAGAAAAGTGCAACCTTGTTCTTACCTCAGGCAATAACGTTTGCAGATGGTGTACAATATGAAAATGTTGATTTAGGCACTTTAGGCGGTTTAGGACAACAAGCCGCTAGAGGGGCTATTGCAGGAGATGGTTTCTTAGGTTCTACTGGTGGTGCTATAACGTCTTTAGTTGATTCGTTTAAAGGTCCCACTGGGGAAGGTGCTGGACGCTTAGCTGCAAACACAACATCTAAAATTTTTGGAGACGGAATTTCAGCTGGTGTTCGTGCTGAAACAAAAGTAACATTAAACCCCAACACACGTTCGTTGTTCAAATCAGTCAATTTACGTTCTTTCAGTTTCACCTTTAAAATGATTCCACTGTCAATTGATGAAAGTTTCGCTATTAAAAAAATAGTTAAATTTTTCAGAACCGAATTGTATCCTGAACACATTCTTCTGGGAGAAGGTCAAGACCAAGCTGGTCAGGTTCCTTTGGGATATAGATTTCCAAACAAATTTTTAATTGAAATGTTCTATAACGAAAGTCAAATAGCAACGAAAATTTTACCTTGTTATCTTCAAAGTATGCAAACAGTCTATAATGGTACTTCGATGGGTATACATGAAGACGGTAGTTTCCAAGAAGTTGATATTACACTTAACTTTACAGAATCTAGAACACTCAATAGAAAAGATGTTCTTGACAACGGATATTAAAAATGACACAATACTACTTTAGAAATTTTCCTTTCATAAAATATTCTTTCGGTGATAACGAACCTGAAGTATATTTTCAGAGAATGTCATCTGCCATTGATTTGTTTGATAACATAAAACAGGATGTTGCGTTTGTAACTACAAAAGAGATTATTGATTTTGAGAGGCCTGATACCTTTTCTTATAAACTTTATAAAACACCAGATTATTACTGGACTTTCTTTTTGATGAATGATAAGTTAAGAGAATCTGGATGGCCTCTCGACGTTGACCGAGAGTTTGCAGTGATACAAGAAAGATACCCTTACTGGTCTTTCATCACGGCCGATTTTTTCGCAGGACTTTTACAGGTAGGACAAGAACTTCTTCTCACGGGAGTTGGTGCTGCTGGATTTTTTGCTAAAGTCGTTAAAGCGGACCCTTCGTTTGGTCAAATCATTTTTGAACCTACGTTCAAAAGGCAGAATCCACAAGACCTTACGGCCGCTCCTATTGACGTAGATGCTGGAACAGTTGAAAATTCATTTCCCGGAATTACAGGTGTGCAATTTGAAACCAATGACGTGACTTACACTTTGGCTGGTGCTTTCGGAAATGGGTCAACCACAAAAGAATAT